CCGTTGCCATTATCTGCCCTCTAAGATTCTGTCTGCTGCTGATCTAACGTCATTAACAGCACGACCAATAGTATTTACTGGTGGAGTTGGTGCAAACTCATTAGGAATTTGTTGACCTGTTGGAGTAGCCCTTTGTGCAGGTGCTTTATAGCGTTCATTAATATCAGTAACTACTCTTTGAGTGAAGTCATTAAATGATTCATTAGGTTTTGTTGCATAATCACCAGCAATAAATGTATCTCTTGCACGTGTTAAAACACCATTGTTGTTTGCCAGCCAGTCTGTTTTGGCATTAGCGACAGATGCGTCAATGTCTTGTAATTTAGCCATACCACGTAGGAAATTAGCTAAGTCAGTAGCAGATGCAGTTTCACTTGGAAAGCCTTTTAATGCTAATTGAATATCACGATCAGTCGCTGGTCCTGGTGGTAGAGATTTAATTGCTGCTGAATTTCGCAATGCAATATATTCTTGTCTAAGTTGTGTCATGCCACCTTGAAAGCCACCAAGCCTACTTAAATAATCAGATGCACCTGAAGCTATACCATATCCACCGCCTTGAGCTGTTATTCGTTTAGCTAAATCATTAAATCTATCAGATGATTGTTTTGATGTTGCGGCAATGACAGCAGAAGTGTTAATTGCTGTGCGTACATCAGCAGGTAAGTTTCTTTCTGCTGCTTTTATGTTTGCAAGTTTTTCGCTTACCGTTGCAGCAGTCGTTTGTTTATCTAATCCAAGTTTAGCTGCTCTAGTGTTAATTTCACTTTGTAAATTTTTAACATTCCATTTTTTTGTTGCAAGGTCAGATAATTCTTGTTCTACTGCAAATTGTGCTTTTACTTCTTTTTCCTTAGCAGTAGCCTCTGCCAACTTTAAATCAGCAGCAGCTTTTGCAGGTGCTGTCATAGCCTCTGCAGCAGATATTTGTGCTTTACTTCTTGCATCCTCAGCTTTAGCAACTGCTTCAGTTAATGTGCTAGGAGCTTGTTTGCTTGCTAATAGTGCATCAACTGTTTTCTTAAAGCGGTCTGGGTCAATCATTGTCAATGCAGCATTAACCCCAGCTTGTGCAGAAGTTGTATCACCACGATCTATAGCATCTAAAATCTGCTGATAAACAAGTGGTGATTCGCCAGAGTTCTTTTTAGCTTCAATGATTACTTCAAGTTTGCTTTTGGCTACATCAGGATTGACGTTCTCTAGGGCAGTTGATATCTCAAAGCCTTGGTTAAAGTCATTCTTAACCTTTTCCTCACCATAAGCCTTACGTGCAGCTTCAGTTGATTGATATTGCTTTGGGTATTTAAGCGTAAATTGAGCAAATTTTTCTTGAGTAGGATTGTTTATCGTTTCCTCTAAGTCAACTCTATATTGCGCTGCTTGAGTTCTTAAGTCGCTTGCCTCTTTAGCTTTAATGATTGTGTCACTAAGCTCCTCGATGCCTTTGCCAATATCTACCTGCGGAAACATTCCAGCATAATCAATCGGTTTCTGTAATGGATTTATAGCCATATAATTTTCCTAAAAAACACCTGCAGATTTCATACCTGCGACTGACTTACCAATGCTTATTAAATCACCAAATGCTTGTCTATTTACATTGCCTCTAGCTATTTGACCGCCAGCCGTAGCTGCGCCTTGATTTGCAAGTAGGTTAGCAATTGAATCTGCTGAAGCCATGCCTTGTTCAGCTTGACCTGCTGCCGATGCTTGACCTAGTTTAGTAAAGCCACCAAGTCTGCCGTATTGTTGTTCAATTAGTGAGTTAAGTATTTGCGGTCTAAATTCACTTAATGCTGCTTGCACATTACCGCCACGCAAGCCACCAGTAGCAGCCGCGTTTTGTAAGATAGCACTTTCACCTTGTCGCGTTAGTGCTTGAAAAATAGGGGATTGTTCTTGTTGAGCTATTGCTGCCGCTTGAGCCTCTGGGCCAGCTAACCCAATCAATGCCTTTTGAGCCGCCATTGATTCAGTACCAGCAGTCACATACGGTGACATCAGCTCGACTAGCTTGTCAAACTGTCTGCGTTGCTCATCAATGCCAGCCTGTGCAGCCGCAGCTTGCGTTGCAGCACCAGCTTGAGCAGCCTTACCAGCCGCCTTAGCACCAGTAATTCCACCAACTACATCACCAATTAAATCGCCAACAAAACTCATGCTGTTCTCCATTCCTGCCGAGTCATGCCCAGCACATAAACGTCTTTAACTATGCCACCTTGTACACACGCACAACGTCTGCAACCTTCTTGTTTAAAGCCTAGCTTCAAGCAATAATTCTTTGCTTCCTCTAAGCCTTCAATAACATAAGCAGTAACACGCAAAATAGGATGTGAAAAAGCCCATGCAATACAAGCTAATCCTAATGCACGTGATTCTTTAAGTGATGATTTTTTAAGCAATGCGTGAAGCTCTAATTCAACTGCACTCTGTTTAATAACCATAAATGCGCCAGCAAAGGTTTTACCTATCCATGCAGACAAGTAAGTAACATTAGGATGGATGATTGGTGCAGCAGGGCGGTGATCGTGACCAACCTTATTAATATAAGGGTCAGCGTACACTTCCAGCAAATGCTCGTCTGTAATTGATTCTGTAACAGATACTAGCATCATGTCTCCTAATAGGGCATTGGGAGCTGCTGGTTGCTCATTAAACTCAGCGCAGTTATTTTCTCACACTGACGCATTTTGTCAATCATCCTCTCTATCCTCCCAAGCCTGGCATACTCGCATATCATTGCAGATGAAGTTTAACTTCTCACAATGACCTCTAAAGCCATAACCCTCGTCATAGCCAGCCATTGGTATGCGTTCAATCTTAACTTGCGTCATTACGCTATTGTCATAATACTCACAGTTAGAACAGTGCTTACGTCTAGCGTCTTTTTCATCACATTGCATAGCCTCTGCTAAAGCAGCATAAAACTCTTTGTTTTCTTTTGGGTCATTGCTTGGCATTTCAGGGCCGTAATTCCAATCCTGCACCGCAATAGCAAAGTTCTTTTTATTCTCTGCTGGAGTTACAAATTCCTCCTCAGACGGTAAACCCATAAACCCTTTTGGCATTACTAGAAAATCTTTCATGTTAGCTCCTAAGTTATCTCTCTGCCTGATGCTCTAATCGTTAAAGCAGTAGCAGTGCCAGTTGTTGAAATAAAGCCACCAGCAGCCAATACTTGACCAACTAGCTCTGGAAATGTGTAAGTTTCATCTGGTGCAATTGGTCTGTTATCCACGATTAAGTTAGCAGTACCAGCCGCACCGCCAGAGGACACCAGATTAACGCTAATTAATGCGTTTGATGCTGTGGTATTAGTCGCTGTAAACTTATCAATGATGGCTGTGCAGTTAGTCGCAGTATATTGCGTTGTCTGTGCCGCTTCCATTTGTTTTGAATTAATGAGTGGTTTTGCTATTACTGCCATTTTGTATCTCCTTAAACCGCTTCTGCGCCACTAGCGGTAATAGTTAAACCAACCGCAGCCGCTTGTATTTGAATTGTATCACCAGCGTTCATTACCTGTATTCCATCGTATTGTAAAGCATTATTATTAGGCACTGGTATGTCATATATAAAAGCATTGGCTGTACCTGCTGCCCCTGCTGATGGAACTAAGAACACTCGCACGTTAATAGGAGCAGCAGTCGTGTTAGCAATACTGAACTCTTTGAGCAAGGTGCGTGTGGCTGCTGGTGTCGTGTATAGCGTAGTCACGCCAACTGTGATAGCAGCTTGTCCAAGTTTAAAAGGGGTTATTACATCGAAAGCCATGTTAGCACCTGATTTGATCGCACTCTAGCGGTTTGGTTTGCATACGGTAATATCCCATTAACATCATGTGATAATTCTACATTATTTCGGATTGGTGCTACAGCCATGTCTTGAGCAAGTCTAATGATTTGTGCCAATGCGTCATTAGCAGTTGCATTAGCAATACCAGCCTCAATGCTGATGCCAGTGGTATCTGCGCTTGGTAAAACTTGGTCAGCAACCGCAAACAATCTCTCAAACTGTTTTATCTGCTCAAAGTCTTGTAAGAAACTAGCAAGCTGATCACGTGTTAAACTTAGCTTTTGTATAGCCATATCAATACGCCAATGGCTCTAGTTGCGCTTCTAATCTTACATAAGATACATGGGCATCACTGTCACCACTAAAACGCTGTATGCGCCAGTTCCTCATGTGTCCTTGCTGAAACCATGCTATGCGCTTTGTTGTATTGCCGACCATGCCTACTGATATAGCTTTTTCTTGGCTGTATATTTTGCCATCAACTGTGTAACTGGTGCTTATTTTAGGGTTTTTACCAAGTGCAATGCTGCCAGTTAAGCTAACTAATTCAAGCTGCTGCATCAATGCACCTCTGCCTTCATTATAGACAATCAACGTACCAAACTCCCATCTGACTTGCTCACCCCAATGGCTTCCTATGTCTTGCACAAAATAACCAATGTTATTATCTTGTGGATCACCAATGTGCCACTTGTCATAAACCCAAACCATATTTCTAGCGCGATACTGTGCAAAACCTACAATGGTGCTTGTTAGAGTAAACCATACAGGGCTTCCCAATACTGATGTAGCACTAGCATCAAAGACTATTGTTTTGTTTGGCAAATGAACATACAGGTGCTGGTGATTCTTATCGTTCCTAGCCTCTAACTTAACCTTGGCTAGTTCAAGTTCTGTGTATTCCAAAAGCAAGTTATCAATCTCTTGTGTGCTGATTTTGTTTACTTGTGCATTTGCGCCAACATAAATGCCTGGTGCTTCATTTCGAGCACTTCCTAGGAAAGCTATATTTTCTATATACACGCAGCAAGCAAACGTACCAATCACGCCCTTTTGTATTTGTGCTCCATCAATACGTTCAAATGGAAATAATGCACCGCCTACGTTATCAAACACCTCGATGGTGTTACGGTTCAACGCATAGACCTCATTGCGTAGCTTTAGCAAAGCCACCACAGGGTCTGGATCAACTTCTGATGATCCATACTTCAATGGATTAACTATTGTAGGGTCGTTAAGTTCAGTAACAATTAAGAACTCACCATCGGTGGTCATGAAATAGCCATCAACCCAAACAACATCCAACACCACCCCTAAGTCTGGGTCAGTTACTTGAACTAAGATTGTGCCATTCCAATAATACAAACGGCCACCAGATGCAATGGCTAGTAAGTCAAAGCTATAATCAAATGTCACATACTCTGTTGTAGGGCCACCAACATCACCTAATGTGGTCACTATACCTGCGCTGTCAATCTCAACGAGCTTAGTTCCCATCACACGATACAAATTACCCTGCCAGTTAATACCGCCACGATCAATGCCTGGGCCAGTACCATTGGCTACTAAGCCATCGCCTGGGCGTAAGAACCCACCGCTAATGCCAGACTCTTTAGGGACTGGTACTAGATTGACTGGATAACTGGTGCGTAACTCTGGTGTGTTATCAACAAAGATGCCATTTAGGATAGGGATTTGCATTATTTTTTAGCTTTATTACGTGTGGTGATTGCTTTGGCTTTAGCTTTAGCATCGGATTTAGATGACGCACCCCAAGCCTTTAAAGATAGCAGCAGTCTAGTAGGTTCGCCATCTTTATACTCAGGGCCAGCATTACCGCCCATACGTGCTAGAAAAGAGGCTCTGCGAGGATTATCGCCAGACTTAACTGGAGGCTTTAGATTGCCACCAGTCTCTTTGTTATACGATGCTCTGCCCTTAGCATTCAATCCACCTTTAGCATTTTGCCCAGCTTTAGTTTGCCATACAGGTGATTTCATTTTTTCCTAGCCTTTAGTGGGACTTTAGATAACTTGTTTTTATTAGGCTGTTTAGCTGGATTGCTTGGTTTTCCGTTTGGCAAAAACCGCATGATGATCTCCTAAGCTAACACTGCGCCTCTAAGTGATACTGCCCACCAATCAGTGCCGATGTATTGCAATTGGCAGCTATCACCTACAGCATTGAATGTAATGGTTGTGCCAGCACCTAAGTTAGTTGGAGTTAAAATACCAGTATCACCACCAGCCGCTTCAGCTACATAAACGATATTCTTAATTTGACCTTGTGCGCCATTGCCAAGTGTTAAAGCATTACCAGCAGCCGTTGATGTGAAAGCCGTTGTGTATGTTGTTAAATTAACCGCACCTGCACCACTTAATGCTTGAACTGAACCATTGATGTTGTCAAATGTTGGGCCAGTAGCGAATACATTAGCACCAGTGCCTGTTTCATCTGTAAGAGCCGCAGCTAAGTTTGCTGATGATGGTGTAGCTAAAAATGTAGCTACATTAGCAGCAAGACCAGACACGCCAGTCGCAATAGGCAAGGAAGTACAGTTGCTTAGATTGCCTGATGTAGGTGTGCCTAAGATTGGCGTTACCAATGTAGGGCTAGTGTTAAATACCAATAAGCCAGTGCCAGTTTCATCAGTCATTGCTGCACGTAGATTTGCGCTTGATGGTGTTGACATCCAGTTTTGTACGCCAGCAGCATAGGTTGTTTCAGCATTAATTTGATACCATGAGTTAGTTGGCTGATAGAAACGAATAGCTGTCGCTGTACCTGCTGCCAATGAAGTCACGCCTCCAAAAATAGCAGACGCACCATTTAACGCAAGGGTTAATGATGTAATCTCTTGGGTAGTGGTAATAAGCACCGTTGTACCATCAGGCACACCAGTGTTTAGCGGTAATGTAATAGTGCCAGCAGCAAGCGTTCCAGCAGGTTGTAGTAGCATCCATTGGTCATTGCTTACTGGTGTCGGTACTGTGATGTTAAAGCCAGTGCCAGGCACATATAAATTGGTTGATAGTGTTGGTGATGCAAAGGTCTGCTGAAAGTATGTCAACAAGCTACCGATGGATGTTCTACGTGCATCGCCATTGTTTGGTGAGTAAACAGGTAACTGATCACCACTTGAGATTGTGTTAAGAACTGGTAATTGATTAATGGTTGGCATGATAATCCTTAATTATATTCA